GAAGGAAATGATGGAGGTGCTTTAGGAACAAGTGATGAAAAAGAACCAACATTTCCTGTTATCGGAAGGGAGGATTTGTAATGGCTAAAATTGATTATGTAGTAGCAGAAAAAAAAGGGATCGTCGTTTATTTAGAAAACGGAAAGTCTTATTACGGAAAAACAATCTTAGAAATAGCTAAATTAATAAAAAAATATAAAATTTCTGATGAAGGTTATTATGGCTCATCAATGGATTTTGCAACTGAGCATGGTTATAAAAATAACAATGATGCAAAGTTAAAGTTTAAAAAAGCATTAAAATTATCTAAGAAAGGAGAAGAATAATGAAGCAATTTATGGAGTACATACACCCTGATTTAAAGCTTAGAATGTCGCTATACAATTTCTATCTGAAGAAATTTGCTAACATCAAAAACAAACATGATGTAGCCCGATATTGTTCTAAGTACGATTTTGACAAAGTAACAACAGCAAGGAGGAAAAAAAATGATTAGTATAAATGAAAGTAAGTTTGATTTTAAAATGATAGGAATATCACCCGAAATAAATGAAGATGGTTCACATCAAAAAGAGTTTGAGTGTTCACTTGAAGATTTTTTAATAGAAAATAAAAATGGGTTTTTTATAACTTTAGATGAAATGTATCAAGCAATTATGAATGCAAAAGAAGATGTTCCAATTTATGAAGTGTCTGATAAAATATTAGTTTTTAAAAGGAGGAAATAATGACAAATTGGGAGATCTTTCAACTCATCATAGGGGTAACTTTTTTAGTTATCCTTATGTCAATTGGTAATTAATTTACCTGATCCATCAATCTCAATACCCGATTGATTCTTGGCCTTGTTCTGGAGCTTCTGGAGTTCCTCCAGGACTTCTTCTTTAGATAAGGCATCTACCCGACCATGTAACACTGCTTTCTTTTCTACTAACAAGCCGACAGCTTTCATGCGTAACTCTTCAGCTTTAATTGCAGGGCCCCAACTTCCATCTAACACAGCTGCGTCCCGAATTGATTTTAAATCCCGAAGTGACCTATCTAAAGTAACATGATTTCTATGTTGAGCTTCGTACCTCAGCTCCTCTATCCCGATTATAACACTTTTGTTTTTCATATTACGATTAGCTTGAACAGCCGGGTGGTTGTAACCCGCCTTCCTAGCAGCTTCAGTTTGGGACATATCATGATAGACTATGTTCTCAACAAATCTCTGTTGCTGTTGTGTTAAGTTTACTGACAACCCCGATTCATTTTGTTCCACGTCTTCCGTCTCAATTATTTCTATTTTTTCTTCCATCTGTTCCAATCTCCTCCGGTAAGGTTTAGTAGGTGGTGGGGCGTTAGCCCACCCCTACCTATATATATTATATAGACAAGCTGGACAAGCTGAACATTTCCTTATAATTCAATAACTTAAAGTACTAGCCCACCTAAATCAAGTCAAATGAGCTAGCTGGTCAAGCACTTTTTATTATCTATATAAAACAATAGGTTATAAAGAGAGGTGCTAGCCCATAGCTCACCCACCCCCCTGAGCAAGTGGGCTAGTGGTCAAGCACTTTCATAATAAAATAAAATACTTTACATGTTATATTATACCATGTTATACATTGATTTGGTAAAGAGAGGAGAAAGGGAATGCCTGATTATAATATCAGATTAACAGTAAAAACAAGTATAGAAAAATATGTTGAAGCTGACTCATTGGAACAAGCTGAGGATTTATTGTGGAAAGATTTAATTGATATGGATCCGCAGCATGGTCATTACATTTTAATTAATGGTTCTAAAACATATGAATTTTTAAATAAGGAAGAAGTTAATGGCGAAGATCAACATGACATCAAAGACATGGAAAAAGAATTACAACCTAATGGAGAGTAAAATGGGAAAAAGAACAATGCCCGGTAAAACAAGAAAGAGTAAAGGTAAGAAAGTATCACATAGGCCCGTTAGGTCACAAAATGTATATTTCGATGAAGACACAAGAACTTGGTACAAAAGACCAGAACTAAAACAAGGAGAGGCATAATGCTTAAATTACAAATAGAAAAAAACATACCCATTCCTAGAAAAAAAGATACAAAACATTCTAAAGGCAGCAAGTATGGTTTTCACTTATTATGGAAAAAATTTGAAGTTAACGATTCTATTTTAGTAGAAGAAAAGAAAGTACTTATGGCCTTTTTATCTAATGCACATCATCGTGTTAAAAGAGGTAATTCTGATCACAAGTATGTGAGTAGACAAGTTGGTGATAGTAAATGGCGAATATGGAGGGTAAAATAATGGTTAGAGTATTAGATTTAAAACCAGATCCCAATGATAGAGTATTTGCTGTACTCGTTACACTTAAAAAGGACGACGGAGAAATATATAAGAAGTTATATGGTCCGTTCTTTGACGATGGTACGTCGGATAGTTTTGTAAAAGAAGAGGTTGAATGGCATCCTAAATTTGGTAAAGAAATAATAAGTCACGAAATATTATTAGTACATCCAACATATGAAGTAAAAACAACTATTCAAAGAGAGGGAAAATGATATAATGAAAATTATGAATGATGAATCTAAACAAGAATGGCAAATACTTTCTTATGAAGGAACAGAGGAAGAAGCGATCGAAGCTTTCGCTGAGTCTTTAGGAAACTTAACAAGCCATGTGCAACAAGAATTAAAAAGAGGTGTCTTTGACGAAGAAAAAGTCGGCACTCTAATGAAGTTGCTTTCCGTCGTCGTGCGAGAGTACGATTTTATTACACATAAAAATACAACAATACACTAATGGTTTCCATAAATATAACGATTCAAGGGGTGTCACCTCTTATGTGCAATCGATTTACAGATGAGGCAGCACGAGCAGCAACGTCTGGAGTTAGTTCAAACAATCAAGGAGAACCATTAACCGAACACGAACAGTGTGAAAAGAAATTATACATGCATAAAAAGAAACCATGCATACCTCAACCCAATTTAACATCTTCAATAATGGAAGGCGGACGTTTTCATAAAATAAAAAATAGATCCGTCACCACGCAACAGAAATCTATGATACCAGCTTGTGTAAATATTATTGACACTATGATACCAATAAAAAGTAAAAAAGGATGGACTGTTGATAGTCGTCCTGTTCGAGTTCCCGCAACAGGAGGTCGCATACTTGCATTTAGGCCTATCTTTTTTGATTGGGAATTAGATTTTAATTTAGAGTTAGACACAGAGATAATATCATTACCATTACTTAGACAAATTGTTGACGACGCAGGAAAAAGAGTTGGATTGGGAGATTACCGTCCGGACAAGAAGGGTCCGTACGGCAAATATGTGGTAACAAAATGGCAAGTAAAAAGAAAAAAGGGTTCACAGAGCCAAAAATAATAGAAATAGTACAACGCAAATTAGATAATAAGTTTGCTGTCTGGGCTAAATTAAGACTTAGAGATTTTGAATCTTGGGGTTGGTATAGTGGTAGATGGGTTTGTGTTGGTGTTGCAAAAACAAAATCTTTGGCTCGTAAAAAAGCCCAGGAGTTTGATTGGGACACATTAGTAATTAAGTAGTTAGTACTTAATCATGGCTGGGTTAGGCGGTGCCCTGCAATGTACGGCATGGCCACGCATTGCGTAGCACAGCACAGCACTGCTTTGCTTTGCAAGGAGATTAAAATGGAAGAACCAAGAATATTTGTATCTGTTAATATGGATTACATGCTCATCACAATTGATGGAGTGCCGTACAAGAAAAAATTGACAGATGACTTTCTTGTTTTTATTAACCAACAAATAGCAGAATCAATGAGGGAGAGAAATCGTGTTAATGATAAGAATATTATTTAATTTAGGCGTATTGTTTGTCTTTGCATTTTTAATATCGTTATTAGTAGGCTGCACAAGTGTAGATCCAACGCCTTGTGTTGCAATGCATATTGGCACAGGTTATGATGACGATGGAATGATGAGAACAATTCAAGTAGAAGAAATGGGTTGCCCCAGAATAGATAATTATTAGGAAAAAAATGTTAATAACTGAATTAAAAGAAAATCCAACATTAAGAATGCTTAGTTTAGGTGCAGGTGTTCAATCAACTGTTATGGCTTTAATGACTATGACAGGTGAAATTAAAGATAAGCCTGATTGTGCTATTTTTAGTGATACTGGTGCAGAGCCTAAAAATGTATATGAACATTTAGAATGGCTTACAGAACAATTAGATTACCCTGTTTATATTGTATCAAAAGGTAATTTACGAGATGATACGTTGCATGGATCAACAACATTAAAAGGTAATAAAAGATTTTCAACAATACCATTTTTTTTAAAAGATAGTGGTATGGGTATGCGACAATGTACTAATGATTATAAAATACAACCTATAAGAACAAAAATAAGAAGTTTATTAGGTGTTGGCAAAGGTAAAAGAGTTCCTAAAGATGTTTTTGTTGAAACTTGGATTGGTATTTCACTTGATGAAATGCAAAGAGCAAAAATAAATAGAGATAAATGGCAGTTAAACAGATTTCCTTTATTAGAATTAGAATTAAAAAGACATGAATTAATCAAATGGTTTGATGAGCGATATCCAGAACGTACTTTAACTAAATCTTCTTGTACTTTCTGTCCTTTTCATAATGATAGTGCTTGGCGAGATATGAAATACAATGATAAAGACAGTTGGAATGACGCTGTTGATTTTGATAAATCTTTAAGAAAACGAAAAACTAAATATAAACACGATCAATATTTACATAGGTCATGCTTGCCGCTAGATGAAATTGATTTTGACAATGCAGAAGATAAAGGTCAGTTGTCTTTCTTAGGTGAATGTGAAGGAATGTGTGGAGTATAAAAACTTCTAATCAACTGTTGACTTCTAATCCATTTTATCCCATAAACAATATATCTAAAAACAAACGGAGATTAATATGCAAATAGATAAAGAAGAATATTGGATGACACAAGATGATTATTTAGCTGAGGCTTCTGAAGAAGCTGAGAAAGTTAAGATAGAAGAAGAAACTGGTGTTTGTAGGCATTGCGGTGATGATGTAGATTCACCAACACACAGTAACTACAAATGTTGGATTTTCTAAAATGAATGTACTTAGTTTATTTGACGGAATGTCATGCACGCAGATTGCATTAAAGAACTTAGGGATCAAAGTAGATAAGTACTATGCAAGTGAGATAGACAAGTACGCTATTAAAGTCGCAAGAGAAAATTTTCCAAACACAGTACACCTTGGTGACATTAAAAATATTACAGGTTCAGATTTTATTTGTGATATAGATTTAATTGTTGCGGGCAGCCCGTGTCAGGGATTTTCTTTTGCGGGCAAGCAACTTGCTTTTGATGATCCACGTTCAGCATTGTTCTTTGAGTTTGTTCGATTGTTAAAAGAAGTTAAACCTAAATACTTCTTGCTTGAGAATGTTCGTATGAAGAAAGAACACATGGATGTTATCTCGCAACAAGTGTCAGATATATATCCAGAATGTAGTAACGGAAGTTTATTTGGTATTGAACCAATAAAGATTAACTCTGCACTTGTTTCAGCTCAAAATAGAAACAGATTGTATTGGACTAACATACCAAATATTGAGCAACCAAAAGATATTGGTTTAGTGTTGAGAGATGTGTTGGAGGATTTTCCTACTAAAGAACATTATGCGGGATAAGAATTACAAAAAAATTATAAAGGTGGAAATCAATTAAATCCTAATTATAAGAGTCAAGCTAACACTATTCATAATATAGATGAAAAATCTGCAACAATATCAGCAGGAACACATGGCTATGCGAATGGCTATGTGCATAATAAAGATTTAGAGTGGGTAAAAACACCACAATATCTTA